AAGTGGAGCACGAGCAGGCCAAAGCCAAGAACATGGAGGAAATCTTCCTGCAAGAGATGGCTGGCGACGACGAAGAAGCCTTGCAGAAGTCCATCACCTCCGCCTTCAGCCACCAAACTCTCGCCGAGATTGAGTCCCGCCGAGAAAAGACCATGGACATGTTCTGTATCGTCGGCCAATCCATCGAAGCCGACCACGAACCTCCCACCGAGTACATCGACTACGATAAGCCGCGCATCCCTATCCGTTACACCAATCTGCGCGAGGAATCCTACCGCTGGGAGCTCGTACCCTTACTCGAGCGGCAAATCCAGCCTAATCCCAAGGATCCTGGCACAGCCACCGGCATCCTCTTCATCTGGGCTCATCCTCAGCCTAACGTGCGCTACTCCATTGGCGTAGATACCGCAGCAGGCCGAGGCGAAGACGCCACCTCCATCTCCGTCTGGGCTATCGGCAAGCACGAAGACGACCCTGATACCCAAGTCGCCGAACTCTCAAGCTCCTACATTAACCACGCTGAAGCCTTCGCCTTCGTCCTCGGCATCGCCGCCTACTACAAGACCTACATGGACCCTTCCAGCACCCGCTGGCGCGAGCCTTACGTCTCTATCGAACAACTGGCCTCCGTCGGCGACATGTGCCAGAAAGATATGGCCCGATTGGGCTACTCTAACTTCCACATGATGAGCCGCTACGATGGCAAGAACCCGCAACGCGCCAAGGCCATCTCCCGCAAGCGTGGCTGGTATTCCGGCACTTGGTCCCGCCAGATGCTCACAACCTACTTCGCCACCTGCGCCAAGAATCTCTGGCTCCAGGTCAACTCCCCATGGCTCCTAGAAGAGATGCGCACCTTCGAGTCCAAAGTCACCGCCACGGGCCGAGAGAAGCTCGAGCACGAAGATGGCAAGCACGATGACCGTATCTTCGCCGCCGCCATGGCTTGCTTCTGCCCGCACGACCTTGAACCCATCGCTGGGAGGTCCAAGAAGCGTTCCGTCAACCCATCAAGCCTCCCTCCGCTCAACTTACAGCCCTCACGGCCCTCAAATGTGTTCAATCCTAGGGATATGTCACAATCAGACATTGCAACAGTCAGTGATTTAGCGTATGAACTAGACCAGATGGAAAGGTACCGCTAACACTATGCTCGCTCCAAAGCACATACCATTAACGCGTGGGATGTTCGCTATTGTTGATGCGGAGGATTTTGACAGGCTTAATGAGTACAAGTGGTTTGCAAACGAAGGAGATGGAAGATGGAGGGCTACGAGAAGCGGATCCGTTAAAAACGGCGAGAAAATTACCGTTCACATGCATAGAGAAATTCTCAGCACGCCTGCTGGATGTGAGATTGACCATATAAATGGGAACGACCTCGACAATCGGAAATGTAATCTACGAGTCTCTACGCATATAGAAAATATGCGGAACATGAAGATGCATAAAGACAATAAGTCCGGCTACAAAGGGGTTAGTCGGCATCAAGGACGCTGGCAGGTGTATATTCGCGTGAATAATAAAAACACAAGGATTGGAATGTTTTCGGATAAGTTAGAGGCTGCTAGAGCTTACGACAAGGCTGCCATAGAAGCATTTGGCGAATTTGCGAAGGTTAATTTTCCTATGGAGACACAATGACTCGCAAGCCTGGCTGCGTCGCCCCCGTAATCTACTTCCGCTATCCTTCCGGCCACCTCGTGCTCGCACCCTTCTCCGACTGTCCCGTTCCCGACGGCGCCATCAAGGAAGAAGCCGACACTCTACCCGCTATCGACCGCCTCGTTGACCAACTCCGCAAGCAGGAATATGAGAATAGCCAGCGCGAGATGCGTTACGACATGGAACTCATGGCCACACGAGATAAAGAGATCCGTGACCGTATCTACCAGCGCATCTCATCCTCGGTAACCACCGAGTACGAGAAGGAATTCCTGCGCTACTATATGCAGCTACGCGACGAACGCAAGCGTGAGAACTACCGGCAAAGGTTCATGGAAGCTCAGTGGTACTTGGCGGCGAGAGAACAGGATTTAGGTAACCGCGCCGCCGACAAGGAAGAAGTAAACTTGGATAAGGTACACTTCTGATGAAACTAGCCTACAAGGACCTATTTGAAGTCATACTGAATACCAGTAGGAATAGAGAGCCTTATAAATATCCCACAACAGTCTCTCTCAGCCAGCACACCATGGACGAGGTAAACAGCTTGCTCAGTAAGCAAGGTGAAAATGCCATTAGGAATTGGAAAGAGTCACCGTTCGAGGTGGTCGTAGACGACACTGTACCCGATGGGCACGCAAAGGTATCCTTCACCTTCAAGTGGGATCAGAGCTGATGGCTGAGAAACTCTCATTCAAGAGTTGGCAGTGCCCGCCAGCGGCAACAAGCGAAGCGGAGCGTCTAGGATTTCTGGATGACAGCACAGGCGACGGCCTAGCGTGGCTCAAGAGTCAACGCGGCTTCCGCGACTTCCGTAAAGCCCTCGATACCATCTCCGGCATGGATACCCAGCCGACGTACAACGCATCTTACCGTAGCAGAATCAATACCAACCGTCTCAAGCGCAACATCCGTGAAGTCGTCAGCGTCATGTCCAAGCTCCGTCCCTTCTGGGGCTATCACAGCGATAACGACGCCTACGCCAAACAAGCGCTGATGATGAACAAAGTTACCCGCGCATGGTATCTCGAGTCTTTCGCCGACCGTGCGGTAAAGGAGGCATTGCAATATGCTGCAGCTACAGGTCGTGGATGGATCCACCCGGTCTACCGTCGTGATATGCACGGAACTGGACGAGGAGACATTAAACTCCTTACCTACGGCGCACCATCGGTCCTTCCTACACAATTACCAAGTTCAGGAAATTGGCAGGAAGCCTACGCTGTCACTATCCTTGACGAAATGCCTGTGGCGATGGCGCACGGTATGTTTCCTTCGTTCCAAGACAGACTAGTCCCTTCCAGTTCCAAATACTGGTATCAAAACGACTCCGTCCACAAAGCCGCTCTCGGCAACGTCCTGCAACGCATCTTCGGTAAGACACCTCGCGCCGAGACCGCCGGCCTGCCCGACCTGCTAGTCCCAGTACGCAAGACGTGGGTCCTCGACCTCAGCATCAACACTACCGACCGTCCAATCCCCATGGGCGAACCGGGCTCCACATGGTCTTACACCGTCCCTCACATCGGCCAGGAGATTCCCGTCGGCACCGACACCAACGGCCGCGCTCTCACTAGAAAAGCCGATGAGAACGACGCCCGGCTCTATCCCTACCGCCGCCTACTCATCTCATCTGACCGCTGCATCATGTACGACGGTCCCGGCTTCGACTGGCACGGCATGTTCCCCGGAATCTCATTCAGCCCAGACTCCTGGCCATGGGAACCATTGGGCTTCAGTCTCGTCCACGACGGCTACGATCTTAACGAATCCATGAAAGAGATCATGCGCGGCAACATGGATAAGATCCGGAGCCAGCTCGATCCTCCGCTCAAGTTCGATACCAACGCCACCTCCATGAAGGAGATGCGCCGCTTCGATCCCATGCAGCCCCGCGCCCGCATCGGCCTAGACGGTAACGCCGTAGACGGCATCGGCGTCGACCTCGCCGTACCCATGGACGTCCTCAAGGTGTATCCCGAATCCATGCAGATGTACGAGACTCTCGGCGCCGCCATGGATGCTCAGATGGCTATCAACGATGTGCAAGCCCTGGCTAAAGCCCGTACCGTCGGCTCCATGGATGAACTAGAAAAGATCATGGAGACTCAGGGCCCGATCGTCGAGGATATGAGCCGTTCCATGGAACCACCCATGCGCGACCTAGGCGTCATGGTCAAATACCTCGTCCTGCAGTACTACACCACTCCTCGTGTCATGCAGATCGTAGGCATGGACGGCGTACATCCCGAGGTATTCGACTTTGACCCGGCCAGCCTAGTGCCATCTCATCTCCCCGGCGAAGATCCCAAGTTTGGTTCAGCGTCAGATAAGATAACCAGAGCAAGAGTGTTCGCCGATAACCTCAGATTCTTTATCTTGCCTAACTCTCTGCACGAGATGACGCAGATGGCTATGAAGCTCGGTCTCGTACAACTGAGAAAAGCCGGTGTGAAGATCGACTCCCAGACCATAGCTGAGAGCTGGGAACTTCCGAACTATGGCAACCTGCAGGGCAATACTATTATTGAGCGCTACCAATCCGAGCAGGAACTAGACCTTGAATTCGCTGCCAGGATGCAACAAATAGCCGGTGCGGAGGGACTTATCCCACCCGGAACTCCCCCTGGAGCCGCCGCACCTCCGGCCAAGCCCAATCCCGAAGGCCGGCCACCCTCCGGCAACGCTCCACCTCGTCTCGTATCCAAAGATAACGGTGCCAGAAGCACAATTACAGAGAGTCGGTGATGACGCCAGCAGAAGCTCTCGAACACCAGCGCAAGGGCGGCAAGCTCTACGAATACATCTCTCCCCGTGTCACCTGGACCTTCGACGCCGACGCTTACTATGCCCAAAGGGGAACCAAGGTAGTCTGCTTCACCATCCCGGCCACCAATCCAGCCCACGAGCACGGCGGCTACTCCAAGGAATACCACGAAGAAGCCCTTGCCGCCTCGCGTGATGGCCGCATCAAATGGACGGTCCTGTGAGCGTAACCTCCATCCGTACCACTACCAGCGAATCCATCACTGCCACACCCTTGCGCGATACTTACCATCTCGTGCACGAACGTGTCTACCAAGGCTCCCTCGACTTCGTACAAATCCTCATCGGCCTGCGCACCGAGAAGGCCACCGGCACCCTCGAAGTAGCACTCTCCCAGGGCGGCATCTGCCGTGTCCGGTTCCGTGAAGAGCAGGATATCCGCTACTCTTCCATCCATCCTTAACGATTTCTCTTGACAACACCTAGTCCTGTTACTGTAGAGTCCCCACAGTGGGATTCGTTATCCCCTGACACCACAGTCAGGTTAGATACGGCCGACTGCTATTAACGCACCTCTTGCTTGGTTGCCTCCGAGCCCGACACATGCGTTAGTGGTAGTCGGCCTTTTTGTTTCTATAGGAGCCCTATGAAGCATCACGGCAAGGATGGCAAGAAGGAAAAGGACGGTAAGAAGGACGGTAAGGGCGCGAAGCTATTCGGCAAGAAGAAGTAACGGGAGACATTAGAATGCGCGGACACAGTAAATCAGGCGGTTTCGCCGGAAATCAAGTGAAGATCGGCGGCGCCGGCTCCAAGCTCAAGATGAAGTCCGATATGAAGGCCGACACCATGGTTGGCCCCAGTCTAAAGAAGGGTAAGAAGCAGGCGCACAAAAAGGCATAAATGGCTGCCGCTCCAGTTGCGATGACACCTCCGCCGACGGCTAACGGCGCACCTCCGTCTCCGGCGCAGGTAAATCCAACCTCGCCGCCAGCAGTATCTCCGGCCCCGCCAGTACCATCGCCACAGTTGCAGCAAGGTACAGACTTGAGTATCCGTATCGTTCGCGACCTGATTGCGCTGGCTAAAATGTTTCCTGAAGTATCACCTAAGATTTCCCAGATTAACAACATCATGCGCGAGGTCGCAGCAGGAATTCAGGAATCATCGCAAACAGGCGAGCCAATGGCACCGCCGAGTAATGGGTAAGGAGGCAAAATGACATACGCAGAGTATCTGAAAGCTAATGGGGCCACAGAGGAAGAGATCAAGGTTTTGGATTCAGCGGTAGCTCGCCGCGCATTTGATAAGTCACAGGCTGAAGCTGAAGAAGCCCGCGCTGCTACCGCCAAGCTCGAAGAAACCATGAAGAATTACGAAGCTCGCGTGCAGTCCTGGTACACCGAGAACGATAGCAAGCTCAAGCAGGTTCAGAATCAAGCCGTAGCCGCCGCTGCCGAAGCTGCCCGCGCCAAGGCCGCACTCCTCGAAGCTCAAAAGCAGGGCATGGTGGACATTGCCAAGGACTTGGGCTACGAAGCTGAGCCGCCCAAGCAACAGCCAGCCGCCGACGATCGCTACCTCACCATGGAGAAGTTCCAGCAAGCCGGCGACACCTTCGCCGCCAATCTTACGGCCATGCTGGACGCGGCCAACGAACATGCTCGGCTCTTCCCCAACGTGCCATTCAACGCTGAACAGCTCCGCCGTGAAGCTCAGTCTCAGGGCAAAACTCTGCTCCCCTACTGGGAAGAGAAGTTCAAGGTACGCGACGCCCGTGAGCAGGCCGCCCAAAAGCAGCGCGACGCCGAAATCGCCAAGTGGAAAGCCGAAGGCGCCAAGGAGAAGGAAACCGAACTGGTCTCCCGCTTCGGCAATCCCGAGACACGTCCCATGGTTCCTTCCAAGTCACCTTTTGCCGTGCGCCCGGACGATAAGCTCCGCGCCGACAACCAGCCGTGGAACAAGAGCGAGACTCAGTTGCAGAACGACCGCATCGCACGCGCGGCACAGAAATTGGTAGAACGTCAGACGTCAGGCATCAACTAAGGAGAATGAACCGTGGCCGACCCAACATTTGATCAAATTAGCGCAACAACGTTGGCTGATCTCCGAGACGACGTCCTGGTCGACAACTTCTTCGTCGAAACTCCCTGGATGCGCAAGATGCGCGCCATGGGCGCTCTCGAAGAATTTGCCGGCGGCACCTTCATGCAGGATCCGTTCATGTACGACCGCGTGAACGGCGGCGCTATCGCTCCGGGCTCCGACGTGACCGTCGTGCAGAAGCAGATCATCGCGGCCACCGCCTTCGTGCCCAAGGAATATGTGGAGCAGGTGCCATTGAACCTCTGGCAGACCAACGTAATTCAAGGTTCCGGCCCGGCGGTCAAGGTCAAGCTGATCGACGCTTACATGCAGAATGCGGTGCAGGCGCTCAACACCGACGTAGCCATCGACTTCTACCGTCACGGGCAGAACATTACCGGCAGTAACCGCCAGATCTTCATCAACGGCCTCTCCGAAGCGCTCAACGACGGTGTCAACCCCTCCTGGGACGGCAACGTCTTCACCACTTACGGTGGCCAGACTCGCAACGGCGCTATCGGCAACGTGCTGAATAGCGTGCCCACATGGGTTGGCGACACCGCTGGCAACACTGGCCAGATCAGCTACAAGACAGTCTTTGAGGCTTATCAAAACTGCGTGCAGACGCCCGACATCGGCTTGTGCAACAAGGCTCTTTTCAGCTACTTGGCAGAGCGCCAGGAACCCAAGCAGCGCTTTGAGATGGTTAGCGACCTCAGCATTGGCGTCAGCGGCCTCAAGGTCCTCGATGGCACCATCTTCGTGGATAAACTGGCTCCTTCGACCAAGTACGGCACCATCCTGCCGTCTAACTTGAGCCAGACGACCTCCATCAAGCCGACGGCCTTCACTACACCAACGCTCAGCACCACGCAAAACGCCATCTCCAACTACCCGAGCGCCACTTCCTGCACTCCCGGCGAGCCATTCTTCTGGCTGCGCGTCAAGGGATGGAAGCTCCGCCCGTCATCCGACCCGGAATACAACTTCAACTTTACGCCGCCTATCCGCAGCCAGAACAACGCGGACTTGGTGGTAATGTTCCTCAAAGCGGGCTTGAACCTCTACACCGTGCAGCCTCGCGATAACTGGCAGCTGGTTGGCGCAGGATTCTAAGTGAGATTGGGATAAAGGAGATACACCATGGCAGGCGGAATGCTCACGAAACAAGCTGACCAACTCACAGCCAAGTGGCTCAACGACGTCAACGACTCGACCTCCGGCGGCGCATTAGTCAGCGTCCCTACCGGCGTCCAGTCGCCACAGTCGAGCGCAACGCAGCCCG